GAGGCAGCACCCTCAGAACCGTCAACACCGATGTGGAAATCAGTAGAGGTACCGGTGTAATCAGAACCGGTGAACCCAGAATTCGCTTCAACATTAACATAAGGAGCAGCGAAAGCAGGTGCAGCCATCAGAGCGACGGCGGGGAGGATAGCAAGAGTTTTCATGTGATTAGTAAGTTACTTTTTCTTAGCAGTTTTAGCGGCGCGTTTAAAGTTAGCAGCCGTGGGTGCGCCTTTGTCCCCAGGGCTTCTCATTTTTTCTTTACTGCCTTGCTTGATTCTCAAGCGTTTGGCATGGATGTTTGCGTACAAGCCGCGTTTAGGCATTACCAGATACCAGGAATGATTTGTCCAGTTAGTGCGTAAGCGCCAAAAGCAGCCATGATGCCAAGCATAGCCAGGCGACCGTTGAGCTGCTCAGCGCGTTCGTTGTGGGGAACACCGTAAGGATGATCAGTCATAATGAGGGGTGGCTCTTTAGCCCAGATGTTTGTGTCGTTCATTAAAAATCTACGTCGGAGTTGGCAAGTTTTTCTAACACGCTCCGACGGTATGCAGGATCACGATCATAGCGGGGATCAGACATAGCTTCAACAAGTTGAGCTTGGCTTTGGAAACCGGCGTCTACTTCCTGAGCTTGTTTGCCAGAAAGCATCTGACCGTCCTTACCAGTCGCATCACCATACTTGGCGTTAAGTGCCTGGACAGCAAAGAAGATCGCGTTAGGATCGCCTTTGCCCATCACAGAATCATACATGCTAATCTCTTCTTTGGAGAGGTTTTGACCAGCCCAGTTAATCATGGACTTGTAAGCTTTCTCTCCGCCGACCATCTTAAACAGTTGTTCTGCTTGAGCTTCGGTTAGTCCTTGCTCTTCCTCATCAGAGGATTCTTCTTCTACTTCTTCGGGGGCTTCGGCTTCTTGCTCCCCTTCTTCGTCCCGTACATCGTCTTTAGGTTCTCCTAGTTTACGTTGTAGTTCAAGATACGCTGACTCAAGGGCACTGGCATCTTTAAATTTTCCAGCGAGTAGTGGCTCCTCTCCCTGCTCTAGACTTTCTGCAATCTGAAGAGATTCTTGTTCAACCTCAGTTAGCCCAGCCTCATTAGTTTCAGGAGCGGCATCGCTCATTGTAAAAGTTTCAGGCATTATTCAGGTGGTAGTGGTGGTTGTTGCTGCATCATTTGCATTGCAGCTTGTTCTCGTTTCTGATCAATGGCAGCCATCTGTGGCTCCTGTTGCATAGCCATCATCTGCTGCTGTTGTCCCATAGCTTGCTGTTCCTCTGCTTGACGTTCTTCCATACTCTTAACGAGGTTCAGAACATCAATACCTGAAGAAGCAGCCAGGCGTTTAATCACTTCATCAGTGTTGATGAATTGTTGAATAGCCTCCGGTCCAATAGTTTGTGCAATGACAGTCATGAACTGAGCAAGGCTTTCACGATCTTGACCACGACCAAGGGCATTGATACCAGCCACAATAGTAGGCTTAACAATGTCTCCCTTAGGTAGGCGGGGGATCTCACCCGTCTTTTGAGCAACGTTCAGTTTGCGGTTGAGATAAGGAACCAGGAACTCAACAGTCAGCAGGGAGAAGAGACCACCCAGCTGTTGTTCGAGTTCTAACTGAGTCATCCTGACTTCCTCAGCGGTAGTGCGCTCAGAGTCTCGCACGTTAAGTACAAGGAACGCTTCGTTGAGACGTTGAGTCAGGGAGCCGATCATCTGATAGGCAGTCTGGAAGTCAGCTGTCTTGCCGACCTGCACCACACCGATGTCATCAGGGCGACCCTGGATGATAGCACCGTTGCCTGCCTTGGCAAGCGTTGCGGGCTTGGTGGTACTGCTCGGACTGACAGTAAACACTACCTTAGCAGCTGCTGCGCTGCCTTCGATGATGGCTTGTGACAGTGCTTCAAGTGACTTCAGGTCTCCGATGAACTCTTCGACCCTGCCACGTCCGTAGACTTCTCCGTCCACGTGGTTGAATCGTAGCACAAGCCAGGGGTTGGCGTCAAGTGGAGCTTTGCTGACAGAGCGAGGAAGGATGTTCCCGTCTATCTCTTGGTGCCATACCCAACGGTTGTTATCCCGGACGACATGTGTGTAAATGTCACATTCATCATCTCGGTAACTTGAATCGTCAGAGGTAGAATTAGTAGAGGGTTGCTTGTAATCAGGGTAAAATTTTTTGACTAATTTTTTCGAGATTGTTTCTTTCGTTACAATTTCTATAACGTTACCGTTACCATCTCTATCTACCGCATAGCGGTTAAGGGGGTAGAGCTTGAGCCCTTCCTTACCCATAAAGATAAGAGCATTACCAGCAACAACAAGATGCTTAAGTGCTTGGTGAACTACCACACGGTCGCCAGAAGCGGCGATAGATTCCATGATGGTGCGTTCGATTTTAGCAAACGACAAGTCAAGCTCTGACCTGATCTCTGGTCCAAGTTCTTCACCAAGGTTGATGTCATTGACCTGGAGTTTGAAGAAGCTAGTTTGTGGAGGAAGCAATGCAAGCATCAACTTACTTGCTAGCGTCACAACACCTTTAGCTCCAACTGATTGCCAGGGGGTAATGAGTGTTTTATTACCTTTAGTGTAACTCTCGTCTTCACGGACAAGATAAGGAAGAGTCAGTTCTGCTGCTCGTCTAGCAGTGTTGAGAAACTGGGAACGGTCTGAAGACAATCTGTCATAGCGTTGTTTAGCAGACATTAGACATTCAGAGTACTACCCGTTGGTACGTTGATACCAGCGGTTGATTGAATTGGAGCGAGTTTTCTAACTGGGCGACGTTTGAATGATTGAGTACCGCCAGTCTTTGCGGTCTCGCCACCAGGGGCGATCTTCAGACTAGCTGCAGCGCCACCACGGGCTTGACTAGCAGCACCTTGGATGGAAAGCCTACGCTGCAGTTCTGTAGCGGCTTCACGCTGAGCCCGCTCATCTTCTAGAGCTTGGATCTGCATACGTCCAGCTTCAATGGTTGCCTCAGCTTGTGCTTGGTAACCACGTTGGTACTCTTGGAGTTGAGCACGGAACTGAGCATTAGCCTGCTCTTGCATCCGACGCAGTTGATCTGCGTATGCATCAGCTTGACGTTGAGCAGCTTCACGTGCATTACGTGCAGCAGTCTCCGCCCGCATCTGTTCTTGTTGACGGTGATGAGCCCGTCTTGCAGCACCAAACATTAGTTCTCCTCCATGTATTGGATGACCCACTCAACGACGCTACGCTGACCAGATCGGTACATAATTTTTTCCATTGTATCTTCAGGTGTAGGGTTGATGGGTGGAAAGTTTTCTTCAAGTTTAGCGAGCATGGCATTAGCTGTCATGCCCCTTACATCTAGAAGATCAAGCGTATTGAGGGAGGTTGGGGTTTGCATGTTCAAAGAAAGCAGGCATTCTGGCTCTCTTAGTTTCGGCTAGTTCAGGTGCCTTACCCTCATACATTAAGCGGTCGCTAGAATCGAGCCAAAATTTTTTGTTCAAAAATTTATTAGGGTTGTCAGCCTTGAGAGGCTGCATCACCCAGTTAATAGTTGCTTTGCGAAGCTTGTCCAAAGAAGGAGAAACTTCAAGACCAAGTTCACGGCAGATCAACGAGTTCGCTGATACGTGGACTTGCTCATCCCGCGAGATGTCCGCCGAGACGGTTCGAAGTCCAGCATCTCCATTGAAACGGAAAAAGGGAAGCAAGACGAAAAAGATCGCACGCTCGGCAACCAATGCTTTGAGGATCGTGTGATCAGGATGTGCAATCCAGGCATCGCGGAGCCGTATCGCTTCCTTTTCAGCCTCTTCATCAACGCCAAGAGCGTTGGCGATGTAACCCAAAGCACGGTCGTGGTTTTCCTCATCCTTAACGTTGGATAGGAGTAGCTCGCGTGATGCTTGTGGAACTTCATTTTTAAGGGCGTCAGTAATAAAGTCCCCCACTGGCAGTTCCATGTGACGGATAGCCAAGGCACGGTAGATAGTTTCTTCCGCACCTTCGACAAGCTTGCCAGCGGTGGTTTGGACAGGTGTCCAAGTACGTTTACGATTTAGGAGTTTTTGATAAGGGGTCATTCGCCGCAATTACAATCAGGAGCAGGGTCGTTTAGAAGTGACTCCAGGTAATCATCGACCTCCGACTCATCCAATGCAGCGTATGCACTGGTCTTGTCTTGCGTGTCACCCATTACCTGAAGCGAATAATAAAGGGAGGTCTGGTCAGATGCCAGCCACTCTTCGATAAACGCTTCGTCATAGGTGATCACATCAGACCAACTATTGAAGCTGTAACCATGAAGAAGTCCCGTGCTATCCAGCATCTGCATGATACCGTTAGCAACACTCATATACGCATCCCAGCCAACTTCCGATGCGATCTCAACTTGACCGTAATCGTAGCTCTGGACGCCAAACGTACCGCTGTCACGGTCTACTTGGCGGGCAATGGGAGGTGCGATCTCCGGGGTGGCAGTGTAACCATCCGGGTCTTTGTAGCGGTAGCTGCACGAAGCAGTAGGTGCAATAGCAAAGGCACGGTCCATGTTGTTGACACGTGCAATGCTTGCAGATTGTGCAATACCACTCTTAAATTCAAGGGCAAGGGTGATGCCAGGGGTGAATTCAGTAATAGCGTCGCCACTGTTGACGACAGCAAGAGCTTCACCAAACTCTTTGTAACTTACGTTGTACCTTCGAAGGAGGTTGGCAAGTCCGAGCATCCCCAGTCCGACTTGTCGGTCCGTCTCGGATGGCAGGTACTCTCCAGACTCTCCAACGCCTGTCCGGCTATGGAGACTGCACAACTCGGACATACCTGCAACGAAAGCCGGTGCGATGTCTTCGATGTCACAGGCAGCGAGATTGACATGCTGCAACAGGCAAGTTCCTCGTGACGGCAGGTAAACCTCAAGGCAGACGTTACCACGGATTCGTTTTCCATAAGCATCAATTTTAGTTTTGTTGAGCCAGATGTCACCCTGGCGGATACCCTGGAGCAGGGCAGCCTTTACATTGGGAGTAGCTTCTTCCCACCAATAGTCATTGATGTTGACGCACCGTTTGACCCATGGGAGTTCGGCACGGTTAGCTTGGATAAACTCCAGAACGTCAGGGTGATTAAGGTCAAGGTGACAGACAACAGCACCATTCTTATACACACCACCTCTACGGAGTGTTTCATTTAGGGTTGAGTAGATTCGTGCGAATGATACAGGTCCAGAAGCAACAAGACCTTTTCCATTTTCAGCTCCTTGGGGTCGGAGCTTTGATAGATGGACTGCAACTCCCGCTCCAAATCGCAGGGCATGAGAGACGAATCTCCAGCTGGCTTCGATTCCATT